TAGGGTATGTAGTGTTTGCAGTAACTACGTTAATGTTATCTTGTGGGATAAACCATACTTGATAGATACCACCACTGTTATTATCGCAACTTTTTTGAATGCCCTCGAGGGCTGTACATGTTGGCATATTTTTTAAGTTTTATATAAAGGGGGTTGCCCCCCTCTATGAATTAATAATTAAGAATAATAAACGATATTACCTGGATTAACATAGTTAAATCCTACCTTCATGTTAGCACGTGTTCTGATAATTGGCTCAGCTACAGTATCTGCTAAGTTTACAGCACGTAGATCTGATGGATCACCTTCACCATCAAAAGCAAAAAGTAAATTATCCTTCAAAGTGATTACAAAAGTATTATTTGACATACCTGGGCAAAGAACTATTTTGATACCTAAGTAAGTCAAAGATAGATCCTGAGTTATAAAGGCATTAGTGTTACCTGTAGCTACACCTAATCGGTAGATATTAACCAATTGAGTTGGTAGGTAGATACGCAAGTCAGCAGTACGTGATGCAATAGCTGCAGGAACCAAAGCAAAAGCAGCTTCTAATTTTGCACCTAATCCACTAACACCTGAGAATGTAGTAATAGAGCCTGTACCACCTGAGATAACAGGATCAATTCCAGGACCAGGAGTAAGACCATTACCAAGTAAAACCTCATAACCATCACATAAAGCAAGTGCAGGAGTAGCTGATCCTACATCACCTTGCCATCTTAATGACTCAATTTGTCCTGCAATAGCGTTTGCCATTTCAGACCAGTAGAAGTTAAAGAAGTTAGCTACTGTGAAATCACCATTAGAACCTGCTGCCATTTGTAAAGATACAAAAGACTGCTCTAAGTCAAACTGGCAAACCTGAGCCATAGCAGAAAGAGCACAAACGTCTACTTCTACTGAGCTTAAATCATCAGTGTTAAGGTTAGGGAAGTTACATGGGGACAAAGCTAATAAGCCTGAACCAAAAGTAACTGTGCCAATTTTAGTCTTGTACTTAATACCTGGTAAAGTACGGAAGTTGTCTGCTATCTCACTACCTCCTAGGTAAGCTTGAGCATAAAAAGCATCAGCGTTGGGTGTCAATAATGCAGAAGCATCAATGTTTAAATCAAATCTTAGTTTTCTCATTTTGTTTTTTATTTGTTATTGTTAAATTTATTAAAGTTACTTAGTTTTTGTTGTGCACTCAAAGCCACAACCTCTTCTACCACATCCTCTTCACTATCTACAGCCATAGCATCTTCTAATTGTGCTTTTAGGTCTGCTATCATAGCTACTAAATTATTTACTTCTGCATCTAATGCAGGCTTAACTATTGCTAGTATTGCCTCAGCATCTAATACAGGATCTACAGCCATTGTCTCTTCCTCTACTACTTCCTCTTCTACTACTGTATCTTCTAGGGCTACCTCTTCTGAGGCCTCCACTATTTCAACATCATGTATCTCAGTAATCTCACCGTCTTTTACAACATAGATCTTACCATCGATAGTGTGTTCTCCATCAGGTAATTTGTTCATATTTATTTTGGTTTTTAATTGTGTTTCTGCTTTTAATTTCATACCTAGATATCCCTCTATTGAGAAGCCTACCTGGTCATTATCTACCAAATGGTTATAGTACTCAACATCAGTTACCTGAGCTGTTACCATTAAGGTACCTGTAGGTACTTCTATACCAAAACTAGAGTATGCCTTATCTTTAAGGGGGTTATCTACTATCCATGCTTCAAGTACATAGGCAGGAACTGTCTCAGTAGTATCATGCTCTAGATTGAACAGATCCTTATTAGACATATCCTTCATAAACTTAGAATGAATTTTCTCTATCTCTTCCTTAGTAAACTTAACATAGTACTCTTTGCCATCCTCATCATCTTTACGATAGATTTCCATTGGGATAAGAGCAGGTGCCACTATTCTATACTTAACATTATCCTTAAATATCATTTTTTTAGCTTGACTATTAAAAGCCATACCCATAACTTTGATAGCAGGAGTGCTAGTAAAAGCTATTTGCTCAATACCTAAATCTTCTCCGTTTTCAGAGTATTCAGGATCTATAGTAATTTTGTAAATAGGTAAATTATCTTTAGCCATACCTATATTATATTATTTGTATATTTGTAAAAAAAATTAACGATGATAACTATTTTAGGAAGGGATATCCCTAACCACCTTGACGAGCTGACTATAGAGCAGTTTGAAGTAATAACCGAGCTTAGCAACAATAAGGAGCTTGATGCTGTAGATAGGCACTTACAAATTTTTGGTAGCTTAGGCTTAGAGGAAAGCTTATTCTATGATGTAGATGTAGCTGACTTTATTGAGTTTACTAACCAGTTTAACAGTATCCCTGAGATAGAGTACCCCACCATCTCTAATATAGAGCTAGCAGGTTACAGCTATAGTGCAGAGATGAAGCTTACAGTAAGAGATACTAAGCTAATTGAGAAGATAGCAATTAACAAACCTAAAGGATATATCTCAGATGTATTAGCAATTTTCTTTAAGAGGGATGATCTTACCTCCACTGAGCACTATGCAGAAGCTCACCTTAAACTTAAGGCCAAAATGATTAAAGATCTTAAGGCTAACATAGCTATCCCTTACTTACTCTTTATCACTAACAAGCTAGCTAAACAAGTTGAAGATGTGCCTACCGAAGCAGTGGAGTGATGTAACACTTGAGCAGTTTATTGAGATATCTGAAATAGACAAAGACCAGGGAGCTAATAGCTACAATAGTGAGATGCTGTCTATTCTTACAGAGATGAGCTATGATGAGATAGATGAGTTAGACTTAGATGAGATGATTGAAATGGTTGCTCAGTTCAAATGGGCCTTATCTCAACCATCAAAACAATATAAGCATGAGCTCTTAGGTATGAAGATAAAGCCATTATCTAAGCTGTGCCTATTTGAGTACATAGATCTTGACTATTACTTCAATGATAACTACCACACTAACCTAGATAAAATTTGTGCTATCCTATACAGGCAGTCTAAGTTAAATAAGTGGGGTGAGGTAGTGCTTGAGACTTATGACTATGACATCCATATAAGAGCTGAGAAGTTTCTAGATTTACCAATCACTGAGGTGTATGGTATTGTGGCTGAGTTTCTGAAATTTAAGGAGAATTTTCTAGATGTATATTCTAATCTATTCAACGAAGCTGAGGATGAGCTAACTGCAGAGGATAAGGCAGCTATGGAACCTGATGAGATTAAAGAGGTAGAGGCTGAGGTAAAGACTAATAAGTGGAGTTGGGAGCACATGATCTATGGCCTTACTAAAGGGGATATTACCAAAACTGAAGCAGTCGGAGCTCTACCACTTACCTATGTTTTTAATGTATTGGGTATGAAAAAAGAGTTAGACATCTAATGCATAGCCAGGTGTAAAGCTAGGTGGTGCAAAGAGTGCCTCAAATGTATACACTAATTTTTGTTGCCTTTCTAATACCTCAACAGCTTCTACTAGTGGATATTTTTTAGTAAGCCATTCAGTATATTGAGCATATATCTCAGCAGTAATACCTGTATTAGCCAAAGCAATAGTGAATTTATCTACAAAATCTCTAGGTGCAATACTACCACCATTAGGCCCATATTGATTACTAGTCACAGGCACTCCATTGTTTAAGAATATAAAATAATAAGCTGCTACTATTTGTATCTCTAATTTTTGAAAGCCTGTTATCTTTGCATTGATACGTATACTGTTTACTAATGTACCCTCACTATACTCCCCTAATTCAGCATCTACTATACGCTTAAGTATATTAGCCATTCTCCTACGAGTAGGATATAGCACATTAAATTCTCCTGTGTTTGCGTATGCCATCTTAGTAAGTCATTAAGTTAAGCATCCAATTACCCCACCATCCCATAACTATATTATATTATCAAAGTGAAATGTTTAGATTGGCACAGCACAGTCAGTCCAATCATTAACTGTTAGTGTTATACTCATCTGATACCCTGCAGCGTAATCTAGTAAATCATTATTGAGGGGTGTAAAAGTAGGCACACCTACCACATCAAAGCTATAGTCAGTGCTATCCATATAGTAGATGTACAAATCATTAAGTATCTGTTGCGTATCACTTAGTATAGTAATGATGTTTGCTCTATCTTTTTGTATTATGTCATAACAATATATGTCAAAGGTAAACTCTGTAGTATTTTCAGTTGGTATTACTCCACTAGGCACGATATACACCAGGGGATACTTCTCATTTTGAGTAGCAAAGTTATACAGCTGTTCTTTGAAGTCACTGCCTACCTTAAATACTTGCTTATGGGCTGTATAGAATGCTGTGATGTGGTTAATTATTGCTTGTAGACTGTTCATAGCTCTGAGTTTTTATTGATCATGTTTATTTTCTTTTGCACGTTTGTTATCTGAGTTTCACTAACCACAGCTGTTACCATCATATTACCAGCACCACCTGCAGTAGTACCTCCTGCATTCATAGTGTTAGCATTGTTTGATGAGCCAAATAGCTGAGCTGCTTGAGGTATCATAGTGGCTGTATTGCTACCACCACCAGTGTCTCCACCTCCTCCTCCTCCTCCTGATGTTACAGGGGTAGATGGTGATGTGAGTAACTGTTTAGCCTTAGCTATGTTTGTAGCTATCTGTATGATACCTGATGCGAACTGTGCTATACCTGCAGTACCTGCTGTTACACCATTCAATGGGTTTGTATTAGCAGCTGCTACTAATGCTGAGATAGCCTTAGCAGTGTCTATACCTATTTGAACTAGAGCAGATGCCTTATTGAATTTAGCTAGCTTAGCCTGGTCTTTTATTAGCAGTCCTCCTAAATTAGTCAAGCCATCTACTGTATCCTTAGCAAACCCTAGCTTAGCATCTCTTACTTGTCTATCCTTTTCAACTGCAGCATTAGCCGCCATAGTATTAGCATTCTCAATATCTATATCATGCTTATTCTTTAACGCTAGCAACGTCTCAGCATTACCATTAGCAAGCTCCTGCTCTTTTAGATACTGAGCTTCAATGGCTGCTATCTTACGTTGGTCATCTGTTAAGCCTAATTCATTAAGTGAGTCTAATAGAGTCTTTTGGTCAGCTATCTTTTTATCTGATCTAGCCTTAGTGGCAGCAGTGTCTGCTATTGCTAACTGATCAATAAATAAAATAGCATCTACACTATTAGCACCATACTTTAACTTAGCAGCATTTTTAGCAGCATTAAAAGCCATCAACTGCTGTGCTGCTATCTTAGCCTCACCCTCAGCCATATTAGAGATTTCTAGTGCGTGGAGAGATTGATAATTTTCATTTGCTATTTTCTTTTTTTCATCCTCCGTTTTTGCCAACTCAATTTTCTCTGCCACATTAAACGCTTTTTGTAGCGCTATTCTCTCTGCTTCATTTTTAGTTTTATCAGTTATCAAATCAGCACGCAACCTTTTGTACTTCTCAGCTATAGTAGCCTGTTCCCTTAAGCCTGCATCCTGAATAGCAGCTATCCTTAAATCTTCAATTTGCCTTTCAGCATCTAGTCTATTTTTGGCTGCTTCTTTTTGTTTAGCCAATCTTTCTTTGTATGCAGCAGCATTAGCAGTAGCAGCTTCTTTAGCTTTAGTAGCAGCCTCATCAGTATCATCTTTATTTGCTTGAGCATTAATCTGCAGTCTTTGATTAACTCCTGCCTTGATAAGGTCATTATCAGCTTTTATTGATGCAGCTAGTGCTATTCTTTTCTTGATTGCTTCTTCATCATCCATGTGCTTCATGGATTGATATGTTTTGTGATTATATTTTATTCTAGCTTGAGCCTCGTTTTGCAGCTTAACAGACTTTTCAAGTTCTAGTTTAACAGTATCTTTACCTGCTATCTTAGCCATTGCTATCTCATGGTCATAAGACTTACCTATATCTTCACTCCTTAGCTTACTAGCTTCTCCTGCCTTCTCCATAGCTGCTGATACTTTCTCAGCGTTCTCATCTGCAGCAAAGGAAGTTAAGCCTAACCAATCTGCTAAGTCTTTGAATAACTGAATAACATAATTAATAGGTATCATTAATATATTAAAGGCTTTTTCTAACACCCCTATCTTATTTAAGAAGATAAGCACTGCTGCCACTATAGCCACTATTACAGCTACTAATAAGAATATAGGATTAACTAATAGAGATAAGCCCATCTTAATGAATTGCATAGACAGTCCACCCACAGCTTTAGCAAGTGCTCCTATTCCTGAAGCAAATGATGCAGGGTTCATACCTTTTAGAGTGGTGGTAAAAGTGCTTAGTTTAGTTGCTGCCTCTTCAAAGTCTAAGTTTGCTAAGCTGTCACCTATTCCAGATATCTGATTGTTTACCTGCTCAAATTGTGATCCTGTACTAAAATTATTAATACTATCATTAGCATCTGATATACGGTCTTTGAGTACACCTGCTGCCTGTGATAGACGAGCAATTTCTGCAGGATCTGTAGCATCTGCTATCTGACCTTTGAGATCTCTTAGCTCTGCTTTAATGGCACCTAATCCTGTTACTTTTATTGGTATTTCAACTTCATTCATTATGCTAAAAGTATTTTGTGGGCTACCCCGTTAATAATTACATCCCATGTCCTAGTTTGTGCAGCTGCTGCTACGCTCACTGCCCCTGCAGGATAAGCTACACTACCTGATACAAATTGATTAGAAGCTGTGGCAGTTGCATCTCGGCCTAGTATTATGCTAGCATCAAAGTTGCCACTTTCAGTGTTAAATCCTATAGCTGTGTTATCACTGCCTGTAGTGTTATTTAGTAAAGCCACTTGCCCAACAGCTGTGTTACCAGTACCTATACTGTTATTAGCTAAAGCAGCTTGACCTAAAGCTGTGTTATTATCACCTGTACTGTTACTAAATAAGGCAGCTTGACCTAAAGCTGTGTTATTATTACCTGTACTGTTACTAAATAAAGCACTTGAACCTAAAGCTGTGTTAAAATTACCTGAAGTGTTATCAAATAAGGCATCTGCACCTAAAGCTGTGTTATTATTACCTGAAGTGTTATTAGTTAAGGCATTTTGACCTATAGCAGCGTTAACACTGCCTGTAGTGTTACTTCTTAACGCACTTTCGCCATAGGTAGTATTAGTAGCTATACCCCCCTGCCCATTATTCCACAGTGTTAAATCAGTATCATTAGTTTGAACAAATGAAGGAAACAGCTCTGAGATAGATGTGCCATTTATGCTAGACGTTATTAGGTTATCACTTGCTAATTCATTCTCACCTATTACATAGTTATCTCCTACCACTACTGATCTAGTGCCTCCTACTATTACGTTACCCTTACCCATTACCATAGCATTAGCCTGATTGCCAAACACATTAGTGGTAATCATTCTAGTAGTATTGATATTACTCATGGCTAGCATCTGCATAGGTCCTATAGCTGCAGGAGGGTTTGGTATAATAGGACCACCTGGTCCCATAAACTTTGTAAAGTTAATCTCGTTATCTATGCTAATCAGTTCTACCCTTGTAAGCTTGCGAGCATTGGCATCATAATCAATAACCTTGTTAATGTTCCACCATGAGTTATCTATCCTTATCTTATCATTGAGCTTAAGAGCCTGGATATCATTCTCCTTCAAATCAAAGTTGGCTATGAGCATCTTACCATTGTTAATCTGCCCCATGGTCCTCCTCCAATATCTATTGTATAGATTGTTATCAGTTAGGCTAGTAGGTTGGTAATAGTAAAAGTCGCAGATAGCAAAATTAATATCAAAGCTAGGATTAAGAGGATCATCAAAGTGGCCTACCAAAGGATAGCTAGTTAAGTTGCTTTGCCCTACAGATTGATAATCTAAAATAGAATAAGGACCACATGTAGCTAAGGGTTGCCCTGCCTCAGTCTTATCATAGAGTATCCTTATGTTTGTCTCAGGTGCTGCACCTGCTATCATAGGCACAAATGCTCCAAACAAAGTTTTGATAACAGGGGTAGGTGAGAATAATATAGGCTTAGTGTCTACCTCCTTAACATACTCATTATCGAAGATAACCTCAGCTTGACCGTAGATATCACTAGTAGCATTTGTATAGGTTACATTGGGTGCATCCTTATCAGCTGCATAAGTTAAGATAACTTTCTTAGCTGTTATTTCAGGCAGGAAGGATAGCTCTTGTTCCTGGTCCTTAGCAAGCTTAGCAGTCCAATCTACCTCCACACCACTATCATAGAAATCATCTCTATTTTGCAGTAGTAGTTTGTTTGGCTGTACGCTATCTACCTGAGCATATAAGTTATACATATTGAAGATGCCCTTAATGAAATCACTCTGCTTAATCTTCTTAGGCACGTAATCATTCACCTCTATAATGCCACCTATAGCATATACTGTACTGCTAGGTACAATGCTTAGTTGTATGTTTGTTATCACAGCCTGTATGCTAACTTGACCTGATGGACAAGCAGGACCACCTACACCACCTGTAGCCCATCCTTGAACAAAGCCATTATTAGGATACTGCGCAACATTTAATCCTAAACTTACAGGTACACCACTGTTAATGAATGGAGCAGAGAATGGAAGGTCAACTTGTGCAGCTTGTGTAAGAATGGTAGTGACACCATTAGGTATGGTTAAAGGCGCTGCTACTGAATTAACAACAGTTGCGTTTGGTGGGTTATTATCTAAGTATAGATTAGCTGAAACGATAGGGATAGTTGGTGCTACCACCCCAATACTTGGCTTATAATAAACAGCATCTGCTATCATAGCTGGAGCTCTCCTAGCAAATAAGATACCACCTGAAGTATTATTCAATCTAAGCTCATAAGTTATAACTACATTGTAATTATAGTGCTGAGCATTAAGTGAGCTTATGATAAAGGGTGTAGTGTATACACCTGTTACAGGGTTAAAGATATTTTGTAGATCTTCTAGCTCAGTGTATGGACCAGGTATAGCTACTATAGTTAATGGAGTAGTAATGTTAGCTGTACCTATATTGGTAAATCCTGCAAAGTTGTTATTAGAATTAATAGTAGCAGTCACTGTTTTTTCTGCTTTAACCAAATAGTCATTATAGTCAAAGTTATCTACCCCTCCATTGTAAGGGATAAACAGCTTGTCAAATCTATCATAAGCAATGGTAGGCCAATCATAAGTGAAGCCAGCATCAGCGAAAATTCTATCAAAATAAACCTTAGCAAAGATAGCAGGCTTAAACTCCTGAGTATTATAGATGTAGGCTGAGTTAGCAGGGAGGAAATACTTGAAGCCATCTACTATAGTGTTATCAAATCTATTAACTACATTGAATGCATCATAGGTATGGTTGAAATCTGAGAAGTCTATATCAGTTAGTTCCTTATTAGCTATGGCTGTAAATAAATCTGCTTTACTATCCTTAATCAATACCTCATACTCAACGTGCTCCTCATAGCCATCAGTCATCTGAGCCTTCTTAACTGAAGTAAGCTGTATAGATACATCCTCCATAATTGGGATGCCATCCTGAATAACTGATCCTGTAGTAACAGCATTGATATTGAAAGTGCCCTCAATGATATTCACATCATAGTAGTGGTTGAGTAGGTTGTTGTTATTCTTACTGCCAGTGAGAGTGATAGTCTTAGAGTAGTTGCCTTGCCTCTTAGATATATCCCTAATATCTCCCACTTGAAAATTCAAGGGGAAAGCTGTACCCTCCTTAACATCTAAGTAGCCAGTGGCTAATTGTATCCTTACCATCTTAAGAGTTTACTATATTGTTATTAGCTAGCTTAACTACTATGCTCTGCTTTATCAAATTCTTATTACGCTGCTTAAACTCCTCAAAGGTAGAAGTGACTATAGTGCAGCTCACATACTGTTCACTCTCAGGTAGCTCACAATCTGCATCATAGTTGCTGATCTTAATGTAAGTGTTAGGTGAGCTGATTAACTCAGTGAAGTATAGAGCCATATCTTGATTCATCCAATCGGTGTTAAGTGCTATGTTCGTATCAGTAGAGATGTAAGTGTTAGTCATACCTGTCTCGGTAGTTTCATATAGCCATCTATCTATACCTACTGTCTCAACGTATCCTGGCACATCCTTGTTAAACTGTTCTCTAGTCACGTTGCCTGTAGTGTATGCCCTTCCTGTGAAAGCAAAGCTACCCCATGAGCCCATACGATCTAAGAATAAGATACTGTGCTCTACTGTTCTCACCCTTCTATCTAAGTTAACCTTGTATTGCTTAGAGCTTGGGAAGCCATTTCTCTCATAGCGTACTGTATACCATTCAGTGCTTGGCTTAATCATAGGCAGTGCTCCTGCTACTACTGATAGTAAGCCATAATTGTTGGGCCCTATTGAGATACCACTAACATGATCTACTGCTGTTACGTTTTTCTCGAAGCTATCACCATCACTAGTCTGAAAGAACATTGTATCAGGTGGAGTAGTTGATCCATTAGCCACAGCATTAACCCATAGATCCTGGGATAAGGTAGCATAGAACTCAGAAGGTGGTAGGTTGGTTAAGAATCTATCCTGAAAGCCATTGAGCATAAACTCATCATAGTCATATACAGGCCACTCTACCCATCTGATTGCTCCATTGAATACAAATTTTTTAATAGCTGTAATGATATCTCTAGTCACTGTCTTACGGCCATCTGCATAAGTGATAGCACCTCCTAATACTGCAGCAGTTACAGTAGCCCATGGTGAGCTAACTACTATGTATAAAGGATTGGCTACTACCACAGTGAATAGCCCTTCTAGGTTTGGGTTGGCTGTAGCACCTGGAGGGTTTTGAGTGATGTTAATCTGATCACCTACTAAAAAAGTGTTAGCCACGTTTATCTGCACGTTACCTACATAGGGAGCTGTTAGATATTCAGTTAGTGCTAATGTATATGTGGTAGTAGTAAGATACTCCTCCCCTACATGAACATCATACTGATAGTGGCTATTGGTTGCGTTATATGCTGAGGTGTTAGTTAGGTTAAGGTCATAGCTTACCTGAGCCTGTAAGAGCTTCGATAGATCTACCTCACCATAACCTGTGCCATAGGTAGGCATCACCCTGTACTCTGCTATCTTATTAGCTGTGCCACTTTCGTAGATGTCAAAGATATACTTAAACCCTTGTAGGTTGTTGTTACTGCTATCATAGATAAACTTGATAGGGTTGTATGCAGGCATCAGAGGCTGTGCTATTGCTATTTGTGTAGTTGGCATACCTATATTATTTGTTTTTGATTATTTGTTTTTGAACTCAGCCATAGCTATAGCATAAGCCTGATCCAATAGCTGAAGGTGCAGCTGCATTTTATCAGGCCTATTGAATACTATCCTAATCTGCTTACCTGTCTTATGGTAGACGTAGGCTTGCACCACTTGTATCTTATGTAGTATGTCAGAATGCATAGTAGCTGTCATCAGTGTAGTACTCCTGCCTTATGTGAGTAGTGGCATAACGGATGGCATCCATTGCATCATCAAAT